ATCACCTGTTTGCCATATCTGTGGTAATCCAGCCAAGATATATCATGCAAAGAAATGGTGGTGTAAGACCTATACAGAAATAGGCGAGTTTAATATAAAAGGACATTGTAGTAATGATAAATTGCCCAAAATGTAAGGACGTAGAAATGATATGGGGGGGTGACCATGATAACGAAGATGATATGGACGATAAACAATATTTAGTTATGAGTAATTTTAGTTGCCCAAAGTGTGAAACATTTGTATATGTAAACTGGAGTGAAAAAAGTGGAGAATGACGAATGGAAAGAGAAAGAGTTTTATTATGATGGGTGGCTGTTTATTATGACTTATAACAGCAAGCAGTTCACTATTAGACACGAGATTACAGGGAAGGTTCTTACATCAGGAGATTTTTAAATGGTAGCTGAATTTATATTGATGGTAGCAATAGGTAATGAGGCTGGTAATAATAGTTGTTGCCTTGCAGAACATTACGTTGGCACTTTTAAATCGTGCGTTGAAGCTCATGAGTATATAAAAAACCATATACCTGAAACACCAAAAGAAACACGATGTTTACATAAAGAAAACATAAATTTACCTGAAGACTTTAAACATAAATATATTATTGACGCATGCAAAATGAAAAGGAGCTGTGATGGGGAAAGGTAGTGGCAGAAGACCAGCAGGATTAGTAACAGATAAAAAGTTACAAGACAACTGGGATAGAATCTTTGGGCAAAAGCCTAATAACCAACAATTTGAAGGGATAAAAGATGGCAATAAGTCCGACACAAAGAACGCTAAAGAGATTAAGGGATAGTGGTGACTACCCTTTAGTTTCTATAGTAGAAAGATGGAACGCATTTGCCAAGATACGCCAAGATTTGTTTGGCATTATAGACTTACTTGCAATAGATAGTAAGGGTAATACCGTAGGAATCCAAGTCACTAGCTACAGCAACATTAGTGCAAGGGTAAAGAAGATGGAGGATAGTGATGCTATCCAACATTTAAGGGACGCTAACTGGACACTTATTGTTGAAGGATGGCATAAGAAAGACAACAAGTGGGTTAGTAGAATTGTAGACATCAGTTAAGGAGATTGATATGAGCAAGCAAAGAAGTAATTACACAGCAGAAGAACTTGAAGTGTTTAAACAGCGAACTATAGACTTTATACAAAAGCAACCTAATGCTAATAGGTCAAGGATTTCAAAGTATGCAGGGGTTGGTATTTCTGTTTTAGAGAAGCTAGAGAAAACTGGTGCGTTTAAACTACCTAAACCTTTAAATGCAGGGCAGGTACGCAAGACACACGACTGGGGAAATATGCTAGGAAGCCTTAAATGAGGATAGAGCGCCTTATGGTGTTGTTAGAAGACTGGGCTTTTTTTATGAAGCACGATAACAATAGGCTTGGCTATCCTAGTAAATCTCTAGGAATGGCAAGTGGAGGTGACTCCTCCCAAGCGTTTGATGATATGTGCGACAAAGCTAACGCTGACAACATAAGGACAATCAACGCTATTATTAACAGTCTTGATAAAGAGCAACGTGATGCTGTCTATGCTAGATGGTTGGGCAGTAAGAAGCCTATGTACTATGAGTTAAAGCTAGATTTAGCTATGGATAACTTATTAACAATGGCAGGTAGGAGAATATATGCTTAACCTAGATTTAGATGAAGACGTGTTTGCACACTCTGTTCAATTTAACCAAGAAAATAATATTGGATTAAGAGGTCATGCTGACGGAAGTCAAGAGGAACAGCTAACAGGGATTCTTGGGCAGAACATGATATTTCATGCTTTAGGATTACCTTTAATGAAGCCTGAAGGATTTGATGGTGGAGTAGATATGCGTTTAAACGGCAAGTCTATTGACATAAAAACTATGGGAAGAAAAGTATACCCAAAGAATTATTACGTTAACAACTTAATAGCAAGCCAATTAAAGTACGGAGTTGATGCTTATTTGTTTTGTAGTTACAATAAACTTTCTGATGTTTTGACTGTGTGTGGCTGGATAGACAAAGATAACTTTAAAGAAAAGGCTAATTTTTATAGGGAAGGTGATATAAGAACAAGAAGTAATGGAACAACTTTTGTAACTAAAGCTGACCTCTATGAAATAGAGAACAAAGATTTATTCCCTGTTAACAGCCTTAATGATATAAAAAGGTTAGGTTACCCCTCAAGTGCATAAAGAAAACCTCACCACGAGCCTCCTAACAAGCCAGGAAAGGTGTTTAATCGTCTAAATCAGGCACATTAGCATAGATACTATCAATAATAAGTTCTACAGAAGAACCGTCATCAAGATAAATAACCATGCTATCTTCACCATATACAACATCAACAGCATCAATCGTTTTACCAACTATATGCTTTGATATTTCTTGTATATCCATTTTTACTTCCTTTAGATGTTGATACCCAATTAAATGCTTATTGTTTTCTTGAAGGTTGATAAATCATTGCTCCTTCTCCATTAATAATTAACGCTTGCTTTCTAGGAGTTCCTCCATCTTCAACGAAAGATATATGAATCCACCTATCAAATTCCAGAATAAGCTGGTCGTAACGAATATCGGAACTAATAATATCAGCAAAAATAATTTGAGGACTGCCATAAGCGTTAGATGTAAAGTCACAAGCCAGACCTTGAGTGTGTTGAGAGGTTCGTTTGCTACCCAATAAATCGTTAAGTTCAGGACAGCGATAACCAGAAGATACATGTATGGGTGCGTTAAGTAAGTTTCTAACATCTTCCATTCCGTTTGCTAGTATACATAAGTTGTCCAGTATTCCTTCATGAGGAGTGTTGTCTATACCTTTCCTTGCAGCCGTTTGGCTAAAGGTAAACTCTTCTAATGTAAAGTGAGGTGTTAACCTTGTCATTTAGTTAATCCATTTTTCTTTTCGTATGAACGTAATCCACCTAATCCAAGCATACCCATAAGCACAGGTAGCATAGTAGAAGTGTCAGCCTGTGGTACTATTATACCTAACGGATGGAGTAAAGGCGATACAAGAAAGTTAATAGTAAATCCTGCTACACATACCCATCCTACTGCTGGTCGCCAACCTGCTTGAAACCATGCACCTTTAGCATCCTCTTTGTTGACAGCTATCTGTGCTATGGCTATCTCATGGGCTTGTTTCTCTGCTAGTGTAGATATCTCAAAGGCTAGTTTTTGTTTAGTGTCGGCATCAGGTATAAACTTATCTAGTATTGCTGCGACTGGGGCTATAAGGGCTGATAACATTAGTAAATCCATCCATATAATATACAAGCAATAACAGGGCTAATAGGTAGCACTGCTAGTAGGGTGAGTATTGCAAGAAAAATCTTACGCATGAGTAATGATGGCATAGCAGTAGCTCCATAATAATACAATTGCAAAACAAATGATGACGGTAGTTTCTTTCATAGCCCACCCAAACTAATTAAGACTTTTATTAATAAGAATACAATGCCTGCAAATACTGCCATGATAATCTTTTCCATCCTAGCAAGCCTTGCATTAATACCTTCATAACGAATGGCACAAACTTCTTCATGCGTATGTAAGTCTGCTTTTACTTCTTGTACTTGGTTAGTTGATGCCATTATTTTCCCTTCGGTGCGTTATATAAATTGATTGGGGGTAAGGTAAGTTCTTGCCACATTATTCTTCCTCTGGCAATCTTGGTGCAAGCAACGAGCTTAATCCAGCTGCATTTACATTTCTTTGGCTTGGAGTTAAGCGTGGTAACTGTAATAAACCTCTTAACCCTTCTGGACCTGGTTGATTTAGTTGTGAAGAACGCAATGCTTGTTGAGTTTTTGGTGTAAATAAATATTTAGCTGCTTGATATTTTGAAATTGTTGGCACTGCAAGCAAGGGATTTCCAGTAATTACTCCGTAAGTAGACAGACCAATATCAAGAACAGTAAATGGTGGTTGTTGTATTGACTTGGGAACTCCAGATATATCCTTATATCCCTTATACATTTTAGCAACTGACTGTATGTTTTTATCAATTAACCTTTTATCGTATGCTAACCTTGATATAACTTTTGCATCTACATTTCCAGAAACATCATTTAATGCTTTTTGTACTAAATGTGCTTTAGCTATTTGAGTTCTTGCTTTTTTTAACTCTGGAATTAAGTCTGGTTTATTATTGTAGTTTGCTATATCTATTAACTCATCCTCTAATTTTTCAATTTTTTTATCTAATAATATAGCTTTTTTTCTAGTTTCTGGGTTACCTTCTCTTTTAAAGTAATTCCATTCAGCAGTAGAGTCATATCTTGTAGATTTTAAATCTTCTAAAATTTCTCTACCATCTCTATATTGTTTAATAACAACATCATCTGCTTTGCCAGTAACTTGAATTGGATTTCCTTTAGAGTCTAATATTCCTGTATCTCTTATGTTTTCAACTTTTTTTGTTACAGGTGGTCTTGCGGGTAAATCATCTATTTGTCCATAAACCTTTCCATTTTGCCTTCTTATTTTATCTAACAAATCAAAATCTAATGGTGTGTCATCAGAAACACCCAAATATTTTCTTGTAAGTTTGTTTGTTATTTTTTGATTAGCTTCTTTAGCTATTTCAGCAGCTTTTGAAGTTCCAATAGAAGACTCTTTTAATTTATCTATTGTTCTTGCATTAGAAATTTGACTTGGAATAAACTGATATCCTTCATCAGATAATTGTTTATATTTTTTATTTGTATTAAGATTTAGATTAAATTCTTTTAACTTTTCTTGAAAAGGTTTATTTACAAACTTTTGTATTTTTTCATTAACTTTAACTGTAAGGTTAGGGGAGGTAGCTTTGGATAAATTAGAAAATTGTGAAAGTGCTGGCAATGCTTCTAAATTTTCAGTAACAGTTTTATAATATTCTTTACCTTTTTGAGTTGGCTCATAGCTTAAAGGAGATTCTTGAAATCTTTGGCTAAATGGTACGTCAACTTTGCCAAAATCTTTTGTTTGTAAATAGTCAGTTGCTGTTCCTAAACCAGCATACGCAGCTGAAGCTAAATCACTTGTCATTTTTAATGGAACTTCACCTATAGCTGCTGCTACTTTTAAAGGAGATTCTTCTGCTACTTCTTCTTGAGTTACTCTTGATTTATATGGTTTAGATGCTCCACCAGACAATACATCTGCTAAAGTATTAATACTTCGTTTAAACGTCCCAAGTTCTCTTGTTTGCCTGCCATCATCTGCACTAGGAGTTGGAATAGTAGGGTCTGATGAATTTTTTAAAAGCATTAATCCTTGATTAGAAATTTTAGATAAATCTTTATTTCTTAATGCTAATAAATCATCGTTACTAAATGCTGATAAATCTATAGCCATTATCTAGAACCCCCCTTGTGTTTTTCTTCTTTCTATTTCTGCATCAATATCATAAATTGGTATTCCAGATATAGGTGAGGAATTTGTTGTAACATTATTGTTTTCAGCTGCAATAGCTTGTGGAGAAGTAGCTCCATAGAATGAATCAGGGTCAATGTTTAATAAATCTTTTCTTTTAAATCCTTTAGCACCATAACCACTATCTATTTGGCTATTATATAAATCAAGTTTATCTTTATATAAATAATATTTGTTTGAAAGAATTTCACCAACTGCTCTCTTAACAACTTCAGGATTATTAAACATAGTTGCTGGGTCGCCACCCAATCTTTTAACAATCCTTAAAGCATCTTGTTCAGTCATAACACCACCACCAACAGTTTCTAAACGAAGTTGCCCTAATAAACCTTGCATACGACCTTCATTTAATCTTTGTATTAATTCTTTTTCAGTATATTCTGAAGCATTAGCGTCAACAAAGTTTTTCCATGATTCAGTAAATTGAGTTACTAATTTAGGTAACCCAGTAGATAGGCTTCCAACATCTTTAACGTAACGATTTAATTGTCTTAATGTGTTTTCTTCTAAACCAATTTTTTCTTGTAAAGCAGCAAATTGAGTAAAATCTTCTAAAAATTTACCTTCTCCACTCATATCAATAAATGTCATACCATCATCGCCATACATTTTATCATTAACGGGAACATCTTTTCCATCTATAACAGCTCTCCATTTACTGTCTTTTGCTGTTTTATCAAAATGAACGGGAGTTATATCTCCAGTTTTTTTGTTTTTTGCAAAATAAGATGTTTTTTGTATATTGTCAGCAAGGTTTATTTTGTCGGGAATTTCTACCAATAACATTTTAGCTTCGTCATCTGTTTTGCCAGCAGCTTTTGCTTGCATTGCCAAATCTTTAGATTCTGGAGTAAATTTACTTGCTCCTTCTTTAGAGAATAAATCTCCATCACCTTTTGCTAACAATGTTGCTAATTGATATGGGTCTTTTCTACCAATACTTTCGTACAAAGCATTGCCTTTTACTCTTGAGTCAACCAATAACCTATCTCTTAATTTGTTAGATTCTGCTAAATTTGTTAGTTTATCTTCTGTTAAAACGTCTGTTTGCAATCTTTTAAAGGGTTGTTCCATCCCTTGTAATCCAGCAAGAATTGCTTGAGGTGCATAAGTTAAGGCACTTCCTGTATTTTGATTTTTAGGTTGAGCAAGGTAATTAAGACCACCGTACAAAAGACCTTGTACTATAGATTGTTTTTTAGCCTTTTCTAAATCAGGAGTAGTAATTAACCCTAAATTTTCTAATTTACCAGCATACGCTCTTTCTGGAGTAGCATAATTAAGTAGGTTATTTAAATTTATTGCCATAATTTTATCCTTATAGTAAGCCTAACATTGCTAATTGTTCTGGAGTTAGTTTGTTTCGTGTCATTTCAGAACCACTTGGTCCTGCAACGGATATATCTAATAATCCATCTCTTGGGTTTTGGTACTGTGATTGCAACATCTCGCCGTTAGTCACTCTTTGCATAGTTGGGTCTTGTTGCCCTAATGCTTGGTATCCTAATGCTCCTGCATTTAATTTGTCTGAAAAAGACATACCTTCTAAACCTTCGTCTACATAATCATAAGCTTTACCAGCGTATTCTTTTCCTATATCTAATACATTGCTAACTTCACTTGGTAATGTAAATGCGTTAGATGCTGAAGCAACATTATTTCCTGCACTCATAAGATTAGAGCCAGCGTTTAAAGAGTTTAATCCAGCTGCTGCATCATAACCGCCTGCACCTAATGATAATCCATCAAGAACTCCAGGAGCTATTGCTCCAGCTTTAGATGCACCGTCCAATAATAATGGGGTTGTACCTCCAGCTGTAGATGCTGCTCCTGCTGTAGCACCTTTACCACCATCAGCACCCATTGTTCCAGCAGAAAAGCCAGCTCCTAATCCAGTCATTCCGTTTCCACCAAATCCATATTTATCAACTAAATAAC